ACCAGCTGATTGGCCAATGATGAAGTAATCTATGAATGAAAATGCAAATCTTGCGCCGCGGTTTTGACCCTCAATAGTTACCGTATTTGTAGTTCCTCGCTGCGGGTCTGTATAAGTATAAGAAGAGTTACCTAAGATTTGGGCGCGTGATAGTTCGTAAACCAGCGGGTAAAATTGACTTGTATTAAAAGATGTGCCTGAACCTGAGTTCCAAATGTAAGCGCCAGTCAAGCGTGTTCCGCTAGACTCATTAGGATACCATAGTTCACAGGAGTAGTTATTACGCCCTGATTGGAACGGTGTGCCAGCTTGAGGGCCGGTGCCTGACCGATACACAACCTCGCAAGTAAGCACGTGGCCTTGGAATGTCACCGTAGCACTGCTTGGTGTGCCACTCGATGGTGAAGACGCAGAAGCTGCGGTTTGTGCTGCAATGTTTGTAGTATCGCTTCCAACAGTAACAGTCCTCGCGGTAGTGCCATCGGTGCCCGTTTGAGTCTTCGTGCCGGTGCCTGTAGTCGTTTTGGCGGCCGCCGTGACCGTTCCTACATAGTTACCTGTGTAGTTACCTTCAAAGTTCCTTGAGTAATTACCTGTATAGTTACCCTCAAAGTCCCTACTGAAGAACGCAGGACGAGTTCTGGTAAACTCACCTGTGTAATTACCTGTAAAGTCTCTGGTGTAGTCACCTGTAAATGATAGGAGTGAATTTCTTGTTGATGCTCTTGTTGAGGTTCTTGTCGAAGTCCTCGAATAGGATACAATGTAGTTACCAGTGAAATTGTTTACTCGTGTTACAGAATAATATGCCCCAGAGAGGTTGCTTGCACGTTGAGCGCCACGTTGAAAGGTCTGATAAGTGCCATATACCGGCGATGTGTATAGACTTCCGCCCGACCCATAGAGTGTCGTTATGTTTGCTGCGTTACTAAAACTGCCGGAATAATATGCCCCGTCCCATACGATTTGAATATCAGTGTTAGGAAAGCTTACTATTTGCCAGTAATATTCGCCCGGCGGCCCAAGCGGATTAGTGCCATATGCACTACCTAAATTTACAGTTGAAATTCTGCTATATGATGCCGCTATATAGTTACCAGTGAAGTTACCAGCAAAGTTACCAGTAAAGGCAGCATATGTCGAAGTTCTGGTAGAATTTCTAGTAAAGTTGGATGTTCTGCCTCTAGTGAAATCACGAGAATAGTTACCGATATAACCATCGGAATATTGACTTGTTCTGATTATTTGATATGTATCAGAAAACTCTGTGGTGTATGAAGATGTTCTCAATCTTGCATATGTTGACACACGAGTTCTTGTATAGTTTGTATCTACAAGTGCCTTTCTTGTATCAGTTGCAGTTCCTTTAGAAATCCATGTTCCTGTAAGACCATTCTGAAGTGGATTTCCCTGAGCAGCAGAGAAAATTTTTGCAGCACCAACCACATCTGTCGATGTAAGTCTGTTACGAATACGAGTTCCCAGTGTCTCATCAAGATTATCAGAATCCGCAAGTTGCAGACCTTGGAAGTCATTCTTCAGAATCAAAGAGATATTATCAGCAGAGTCACCACCAATGATATCAGTATCACTATCCAGTGTAAGGTCAAGGCTGTTGGTCAGATTCGCAAATCTGCTGTTAAACTTCATGCGACCCAATAATACTTTAGTATCACTATCAGGGACTAACTGATGGTCAGAATCCGTAAATACTGTTCCGTTTGCACCAGAGAACACCAACCAGTTTCTTCCCGCACGGGCTGTTGCAACAAGTTTATTTGCTGTCGCGTCATCAGGACTTGATGCACCTTCTGCTCTTTGATAGAAGAATCTGTCTGCACTACTATCCAGAACACTACCATCATCTTTGATTTTGTTCAGTGCGAATCTTGTATTCGCTGGGAAGTCAAACTGGAACGAGAATGTGCCATCACTGTTTGCGTATTGTTGCATAACAGTATCGGTTGATGCGAAAGTCGCGCTCAGGTCACCGAACCTTGCCGAATCAACAAGGTCTACAGTTGCCTTGATACCAAACCAAGTCTGATTGCCACTATCTCTATCTACTGTGAAAGGCCCATTTGATAATGTGTCACCACCTGTTACAGGTGAAGAGAATTCTGTTCTCTGACCATTCGTGCCACGTTTTAGTGTTGGTGCATCAACAGTGCTTGGAACAAGTGGGTGAACACCAACAATCTTATCGAACCATTCTTGATTCAATGCGAGTCTCAAATTCGAAATGTCACCATTGTTATCTGTCGATAGACCAATAGCAGTTCGATTACGAGTTGCGTTTCCGATGATACCCGAAGTTGTCGGATAGTATACTGATGTGAGTTTATCACTATCTTCACCGATACGGTCAAACCTACCAGCAATATTGATTTCCGCACTATCAATTCTACGTTTGAATGTGAAAGGTCTGGAACTATCGGACGGAACACCGATACCAGTCATATCTATCTTCTGAAACAGATTATATACAACGTCATCACTATCTCTGTTACCAGCAGAATCAGAAGTCCTTGTATCTGTAAACACATTTGATAGAATAGTTGACCAACCACCATTTGCAGAATCAAAGTCTGTCACATTAGATGCTAGTCTAATTGAACCAGCATAATCATATTTGTAAACACGACTCAGGATTTCATCGGTGAGAGTATTCCAATCTGAATCAACAAAAGCTTTCAGTTGTAGTTGTGAACCACTATCGTTAGCACTATCCGTTTGATAGACAAAATTTACATAGTTAGAGTCATCATAGGTCTCTGAAGATGCGATACTATCCGTTCCAATATTTCTGAAAATACTACTAATAGTTGATGTTGTAGATAACAGTGCAGTATCACCGCCAATGCCAATATCAGAATCAAATTCGGTGTTGGTAAAACTACCTACCAAATATGCACTTTGTGATGCAGAATCATATCTGGTGAAGCCAACTCTATCAGAACTGTCAGATTGTCTGAGGAGTAGACCCGCTCGGTATGCTAGAAAATCGTAATCGTCACTATCAAAGGATTGAAGTCCAGCACTATCTTTTAGTTTAAGTGGAACGCTAACGCCCATTTTTCACTATCCTTAATTTAGTTGTGTGCCAGTTTCATCAAAGATTTTCGGTATATCTGCCCTTAGTGCGTTAAGTGCGTTAATAACTTTTGTTCTTTCATTACCAACAAATCCATCAGAGTCAAGTAGTTTCAAACTACCAATCGTATTCGTATTTAGACTTGAACTTGAGTCAAGTGACGCAAGGTCTTGAGACAATGCGTTGATTGCAGTTGTGATGTCTGTCTTATCATCAATGTCTGCATCGAATACCAGACTACCCAACGCACTATCAAGTTTCTCGAATGAACCGAAGATATTGTCTGCAACCAAATGATTATTATTACCATTGGAATCGATTGCAACATCCGCAAACAATTCATTGATTGCACCTGTCAAAGTCTTTGCAGTAGTATTCAGTGTGGTATGTGGACGTGCGCCAATGTCACTGTCCAGTTCATTGATACCACCTGTAAGTGTTTTTGCTGTCGTTGTCAATGTGGTATGCGGCCGCGCACCAATATCAGAATCAAGTTCAACAACAGCAGCGGTCAGGTCAGTAGCAGTCAGACCCGCCGTAGTTAAGTCGCTCTCTACCAAGTTATTCGAAGTTCCGCGAATCGCAACTTCCAACTCATTGATTGCAGCAATTGCGTCAGAGTCCTCGTTAGTGTTCAACCTACCAGTTGCACCAAGGTCAAGAGAAATGGTGTTTACATCAGTTACCATTTGATTAAAGGTATCTGTGACTAAAGTCTGTGTTGGTTTATTTGTAGCCATTATAGTTTCTCTACCAATTTGTTAAGGAGTTCTTTTAGTTCACTAACTTCATTCTTTAATTCTTGGAACTCCGCATCCTTTTGTTTTCTCTTTTTCTTTGCCTCACGAGCAATCGCAATCTCTTCTTTATTTATATTAACGATACCCCCAGTCTCAGGGTCTCTTGCGAGACTGGAGTTACCCTCAACCATAATATATTCTTTCTTCATTATACTGCCAGTGCGATGCCTCTCAAGTCTTTGACAATAGGTGGTTTAGACTGATTATTCGTTCTAAACACAAGTTTCAGTTGATATTGGGTGAATGATGTTACATCACCACCGACACCACCAATCAGATAACGATACTCACGGAAGTTATTCTCATCTGGAGCAACCGTTGTTTCTGATGACTGAAGTGTCCAGTCAACATCAAAGATGTTTTCACCATCATTTGCAGTTCTGTAATACAGGTCGATATTAGAACCACTTGGTCTAATCGCTGCAAGGAGAACCTTCAGACCAACTGCATCTTCTTCAAGATTCTGGACTGAGGTGTGGTGTTTCGACAATGCAGAACCACCAAACGCATTCGTCTCTGCAGCATATGACAATGGAACGTTGAATCCAGTTGCAGCAGCCGCAGCCTGATTATCAATCAGATTAGAGACTGTTGTCAGTGATGTTCTCTGACAGTCAATCAATGGTGACACATCAGAACGAGTTGTTCCTAAGTCTACCTTGAATGTGACTGAACGTTCACCCGCACCCAGTTCTGACGTTTCGTTTGCAGCCTTTGCAATCAACTTAGGATTGTTGAATCTGTTCTCATCTGAGATGACCACATCCGCAGAGTAACTAGCGTCTTTCTGATAACGAGTTTCTGACCCCGCAAGTGAACTACCTGTCATATATTTCACACCATATGAGATAGTGGTGTCATCAGGTAAGATAGTTGTGAAGTTCGGAATGGCGACATCGAAGTTGAGTTGTTGGTCTACAACAATCTCGTCACCACCAAATCTACCAGCCGATGTGGATGAACTGTCTGCTTCAAACTGAAGTCCAAAACCATCAACCTTAGTAATCGTTCTTGAACCAACAATACTTGCACCATCGATACCGTTATATCTTGTTCCTGAATCAAGACCAGCAATCTCAATTGTGTCATTTACACTATAACCGTGGTTCGGGAACAACATAGTAACAGTTGCGTCACCACTATCTGTAAAGAATGGATTATCCACGAGAGTTTCGTCAGGAACATCAGCGTTCTCAAAGACTGCAAAACCACCCGCAGTATCGAAATCTGCTTGATAGATTTTGAATGCAAGGTCTTTGGTTTGGTCTGGAGTCCATGTTGAACCGTTCTGTGATTTGAACAGTGAACCCAGTGAAGGTTGACGGTTGATACGTTTCTCTGTTGAACCCAGTTCGAATGCGTATGTCTCTGCAACATATGCTTCGTATTCTGTTGATTCTGCCAACAGAACGATTGCATATTCAGTATTTGGATTGAGGAACACTGGTTCGTCAAACTCAAATGTAGTAGGTGCAGCAGTCACCGCAGCCTGTGTTTGTGATGCAGGCAGACTGACTTCTGATGGTGTCAGAAACTTGATTGCATTTGAGATGATGTCAGTCGCAGATGGAACACCATTTACAACTGGACGGATTTGCATCTCAACAGGAATCGTAGAGTCTTTCTTCTTAAAGAAGACATCAACTTTCGTGACAAACATACCAGATGGTTTGGTCACACGGAAAGTCTGTGCAAGTGGGTCACGTCTGGTAACCTCTGTCCAACGGCGTCTACGAACCTGAGTGATACGAGTTGACGTAATCGTCTGTTGTCTCGTATCCAGAGTTCCCTGTGATACATAGTTTGCAGCAGCTCTTGACAATGCGTTAGAGTCATTATCCACATTGATATCGAGAAGTTTGAACTCTCTTGTGCCACCACGGAATCTGAAACTCGTTCTTGATGGCAGGAAGAATGAACCCTCGATTACACCATCATTGTTAGATTCAAGATTGGTTGAACCTTGTGGGTGTGCTGCAGAGTTACGATATCTGTTACTATAACGCAGAGTTGAAGAGTAACCCGCATATCTTTCGAAAGTCTCTTCACGACAATAATCACTCACATCTTTACCATCAAAGAATGGGAAGTAACGAGTGTTTGGACGCAGACCTTCTGCTTTGAACATAATCTTACGAGAACGCATGAATGGGAGGAAAGTCAATGAGATTGTTCTATCGCCTGTTACTTTACGAGTAGTTCTCTCACCAACAACGATTCTCTGTTCAAATGTTCTGGTTGTGGTTCTACCACTAGTCGATACATCTGTTTGACGAATACCATTATTATTCCAAGTAGTTGTGCCTGACCAACCACCAAACAGGTTCAGATTGATTAGACCAAATCCACCAAGAGGCACCCAGTTCAGACCAGCCCAAGTCCATCCACGGTCTCTCGCAGTTCCTCTGCGTTGTCTACCTTCATTGATAACACCAAGGTCTTCTTCGGCAGTTTTGTTGATTACATTCGCTGGTTTATACTTTGTTTGAATCCATTCATCAGATGCAGGAGACAGTTTGATACTACCTTCACCCGTAATAACCGCAAATGGGTTTACGTTTTCAAAACCAGAAACTTTAGTCTGTGTGATTGCTTCGCTTTCGGTATAACTCAGATAAACATTGTCACCTTTCAATATGGTGTTAGATGATTTGTCTGAATCATATACGAGGTTAATATTATTATCTTCTGATTGAACTGTCAGAATACCTCTTGATGGGTCAATCGCAGAACGGTTTTCTTCATTCTGTTCATCGGTGAATGCTCTGCTTGCAAAGTTGTCTACAAAGAAACCTGATTTACTGCGTGGGTTACCTGATGAGTCAAGAACCAACAGAGCAGATGTATCAACTTCGAGGAGTGACAATGAGGTAACTTCTTCGAGTTTGTTAATACGTTTTTCCAGATTGTTGATGTCTGACATAGTGAAACGTTTTGCTTCGAGTGGTGTCATGGTAACATCAGAGTCATTCAGACCATATGCATTGTGTTCCAACAGGAACAGACCCAGAGTATTTTCTGGTGTTTCTGGGAACTGAGCATCAAAACCAGCTTCACCTGTGATGTTCTTTACAGTTCCGTCTGTTGTGATAACAATCCTATCACGGCGAGGGAGATAGTAAGTTACGTCACCTTGGAAGATGTCGCCATTAGTTGGCAGTTCGTTGACCGCAGCATCTCCACCCGTAAATGCACCATCAGAGTCAACCGAAGAACGGAAGTCAATGACATCGCGCAGATTGACCGATGAACGTGGGCCAGTTGAGAATGCAGGGATTTTGTTGTAATCGACCTGACCAGTGTATGATGTGACATCAAAGAAGTCACCAGCACCGTGTGTAAAGTGTTTCCATCCAACATAGACACTACCAGTCGGAGCAGTTGCACCTGTCTCCAAGACCAAACGACCATTTGCATAATAGCCTGGACGTTGACCATTGTCAACAGTAAAGAGATATGAAAGGTCTTGACCATCTTCACTATCTTGTGCGACAGTGGTGACCTCATAAATGTCTGTTGCGTGAAGGTCAATAAACTTAACACCACTACCATCAGACTCAACACCAAATGTGTCATTTGTCGTAGTAAGAGTTTTAACTCGGCGTGAAGGTGATGCTTTGTTAACCTTTGCATAGATTGTTACAGCACTACTACCAGCACTATCCATACCACTCAGTGTGACAGACTGTGTGCCTTGACCAGAGAAACTACCTGTATTGTTTACTGCGCCAGAAGAGTCTACCGTGACAATCCACTGACTTGTGTTAACCAGTGTCTCACCTGTTGCAGTAACAGAGATTGTAATATCACCAGCTGCGTTTGTCGTGCCTGTAAACTGTCTTTGAACTTCAAAGTCTACGTCTGTAATATTAGAAGGTCTTGGTCTTGGCAATGCATAGATGAGAGCATTCTTATCACCCTCTTTAAGAACAGCCTTGCCATTTTCGAGAGAAGTGTTAACATGGTCTGTTGCACTGTTACCAAGAGACTTGACATTACGCAGTGACTTGCCACTGTTCATGTTGATGTCGTAGATATAGATGCGATACTGTGAACCATCTTCTTCAATATAACGAACTCTTGCAGTCCCGATTGTGCTGCCACCAAAAGACGCGCCGTCTTTCAAGTCAATCTCTTCTTGTGTGTTGATGTTGAAACCACCCATTTTACTTGCACTATCCGCGAGGAAGTAAGAACCATAGGTGATACCAGCGACTTCGTTTTCTACTGTTTCTGTCGTTCTTGGTTTTGCGATTGTCAGTTTTGTAGGAACTTCAGATGCGCCACGATAACCATTGATATATGCGATACCATCAGATACGGATGCAATCAGGTTTGTCCCTGAGTCAGTGAAGTCTACAGTGAAAGGACTTACGATATAGTTGCCTGACTCTTCGCGAGTTCTTTCTGCAAGAACTTCGGTAATCTTGTTATAATCTTCTGTGCCTGATACCTCATCAACAATATCACCATCAACAACATCACAGTAATAGACAAAGTTCTCATCAGAGTCAATCTGGTCTTGTGTTGTAAGAGTAAGAGTAATGCGATAACGGTCTGCGCCTGGAGATGACAAGTTAGGTGTCGCACCTTGGTTGTCATACAAATCGTTAGTATCGGATACTGTTACGATATCTTCGGTAACTTTGAAACCAATAACCTTAGTTGGTTTTCTAGTATACTTGGAAAGAATCAGACTTTGCTCTTTCACAAATACAAAGTGACCACGAACAAAGAAGTCGCCCTGACCACTTGAGATTCTACTACCACGACCCGTTGCAGGGTTTGATGCAGTATCGGTTGACTGAACCGTCAGTGTAACAGAACCGTTTGAAAGGTCTTCACCCGCATCCATACGGATTGGGTTACTGCCTGGCGTTCCTGATGATGTGTTGGTATACTGAACATAGATTGTTGCAGGGTCAGAACCACTGGCTACAACGACTTCCAGAACACGAGCTTTCACACCTGATGTCTGACCAGTAAACTCTGTTCCGACAATCGTAGATGTGTCTGATGGAAGTGAGTTAACCGCAGTGTTCAGTTTCAGAAACTCATAATCGTTATTGATTGATGGGCCGCCTGGATTTACAGAAGCACCATCTTTGAAGATATTGCGACCAAATCTTGCAATCTCTTCTTGAATGATTGTTTGCATCTGTGTCAACTCACGAGCCTGCAACGCACGACCAGAGTTGAAGAGGATGCGATGATAGTTATCACTATCTACAAAGTCATCCTTATAGGTTGTCTTAAAAACGGATTCTGTAAATGTATTAGGCATGAATCAGACCTTAGATTTGGATTACGATTTTAATATCTTCTTTTTGGTCACTCGCACGAGTCACCGCAGCACGATTATCAATATATAGTGCATCATTAGGTTTAACTGTCACTTCAGGTTTTACAAATGGTGCAAATGCAGCATCCAATGTGCCTGAACCTGATGCACCCACTTCGTTAACCGTCTCACCTGAGTCGAAGTTACCGAAACCTGTTGCGTCAGTCTGGTGATAGAAAACGTTACTTGAGTCCACTTTGTCAATCAAAGCTTTGACACCTGATGTTGCACCTTCGATAGTCGCGTCAACAGAGAATGCGGTGGTAACAGATGAGAACTTCAGTTTCTTCAGTGCGATACCTGTGCCCGCAGTGAAGTCTGAGTCACCCGAACTGTCTTTGATGTTCTTCAACAGAGCAACCTGACGGAAGTCGTTACCCACAATAAAGTCACCAGTTTCCGTTCCATCTGGTTTCACTGTAAACATGATACCATTTGCACGGAGGTCATCTCTTGGGTCAGCGCCAAGACCACCACTATCTGGGCCAAAGATTGGACGAATCAATGCTGGTTTGGTCGGAGAACCACCACTTGGCGTCACGGTTGCATTATTATAACCAGAACCAAATGCAAGACCAGAGGAGTCTTTTACTTCTACTTTTACAACTGCACTACCTGAAATGGTTGCAACTGCTTTCGCTTCTGTTCCGTCACCGACAATCGTCAATGTTGGAGCAGAGGAATAACCAGCGCCACCTGAGTCAATCGCATAACCTACGATTTGACCTTGAATCGCAGCGTCCTGAACAGCCTTCTGTTCTACACCAGCAGCATCAGAGTCAGCCGAAGTTGCGAGTTTGATAGGAATAAAGTTTGCAGCAATATATTTGTTAGCGTCAACAGCACTGATAGAATACAAGAACTTCCAAACGTAACCATCGGCAGTTGTAAACGGTGTGCCTGTCGTGTTACCTGTTGGTTGCACTGTAGATGTCTGTGCGTTACCCGCTGTGTCTTTTGATTGTTGGATAACCATATAAACACCATTCTGGTCATTCATGACATAGTATGGTTGTGTAGGATATCCGACTTGTTTATCATCATAGGCAGAATAGATAGCACCTGATGACCAGTTATTACGAGGAATAACAAAGCTCGTGTCTGAAACTTTCTTGACTGATTGCAGTCCGTTCACGAAACCTCTTTGTTCCCACAGAGAATTGGTCACGGTTCTTGTCGTGTCTGAGTCATTCCAGTCTTCTGAACGACCAATACCAATAAAGTAATTATTGGAGTCTTGGTTGAAATCACTCAGAAGTGAATCGATAACCTGTTTCTTAATATTGTTAGTAATAGTTGCCATTTTATTTACCTATTATGCCACCGTTCCACCGTAGGTTGCTTGAACTTGCCAGTTTGCGCCGTCCCAAATCAATGTCGCGGTTTCGTTATTAGTAATTGCGATACTTGAACCAGGCCCAAAGTTGTCAGGAGTGATTGTTGCTGCACCGACATTTTTGTTTACAAAATATTTAAGTTGTCCGACAATAGTGCCGTCCGAAAGAGTTGGTGTGATTGCAGAACCAGAGTTGAAAACTGTAAGAGTTTTACCAAGTGATGCAGAATCAGAACCAGTAATTGTTTCGTCTTCGAATGCAAACCCAGCGTCAACATGAACAACACCATTACCTCGTGTCGCAAGACTCAAGTTAACGTCCGAATCAGTCAAACCATGAGACATTGTTGCAATCTCTGGTGCAGAACCACTTGCATTGTTTGTGATTCTCACATGGTTAACCGCACTTGCGTTATTCAACAGACCCAGAACTTTGTTACCATTACTATCTTGGATATGACCACCACCAGACATACCACCAATTTTAGGGTCTGTCAACATTGGTTGGGTAAGCGTCTTATCAGTCAGAGTTTGTGTCTGGTCTGCAAGGATGAATGTATCTACTGCGTCAATGTTATCAGGGAAGTTGACACTACGGTCAGCAGTCTGTGACGCACCACCCAAAGTAATTTGGTATGTGTTACCAGTTGCATTAATTTGCGGAGATTTGAGAATTGGGTCTTCAAAAGTCTTGTTGCGAAGGTTTTGTTCACCCGCAGTAAAAACAAAGTCATTGCCAGATGCAGCTTGAACTGGGAGGAACATTGTGATGTCGGATACTGGGTCAGAGTCAAGTTTGATTCTGAACTCGTAGTCATCCGCAGTAGCACCTTCAAATACTAGTGCGTCTGAGTCAAAAAAAACCTGTGCAGAGTCCGAACCTGTTCTGTTATACAGTTCGGTGAAGTTTTCGTTAATCTTCTGCGCTGCAGTGCGTAGAGTATCACCCGTCCCATCGTTGGCGGTAGTTCCTCTATTAATCGTCTGTTTTGCCATTTTTCATTCCTAAAACATTTATTCTATTTATAAGACTTTTTAACTAAGATGACCCAAGTTTAACAAATATTGGTCAGAATCCGAACTATAGAAGACATGTCTGTCTTGGTCAAACGTCTCAAACGCAAAGTTGTTTGAGAAGTCGATACTTGTATCATCAAGTGTTGGTGATGATGAAATCTGTGCTTCACGAATGTCACCATATTGATTGTTTACTTCTTGAATCTCGGCTAAAGTAAAGTCACTTAGTGTGATATCTAGGTTAATTCTACTTAGGATACCAGAACTATCAACGCCAAGGTCATCAACCAAACCAGTAATATCACTAATCGCAGTGTCACCAAATGTTGTATTAGAAGAAACAACGATTGGTGGTGGGTCAGTAATCGTAACTACTGGAGTTGTCAAAGCATCTTCAACAGCGGATGTCAACAACACTTCTGAACCAATGAACATACCCGCAGGGTGTGTGAAGAGTTTGTATGGTTCTCTCCAAGTATTAAAGTCTAGAGGAGTTTTAATCTGAATCGCAAACTGTTGATAAAGTTTGTCATCTGTCAAGAATCTTTGTGCGTCAAAACCAATCTGTGAACCAGAGTCACCGATATTAAAAATCTGTTCTTTAGTATAAACAACTTCGGGGTCAACACCAAAGAATGTTCTGAAGAACTGTTCGATAGAATACTTCGTTCCCTTAGAACGATACAATGTGTTTGAGTATTTCGCGGCCGCTCTTTTATCAGTAAACCCTTCGAAGTAGGATTGACCCAAAAGAAGTTCATCTTCAATATAAGAAAGAAGGTCAGTATCTACTTGAGTGATGTCGCGGTTATAGAAAAGTTCGTTTACAAGACGCGAAGGAGACTGGTCACTATCCTCAAACTCATAATATTTGTCAAGGAGTGTGATGAGTTTCGGATACTCTGTGCGAAAGAATTCTGGAAGAACTTCCTTAACCTGATTTTCTGGGAAATCGATTTCACGGCGATTCAGGTCAGTGAGTGTAACGTCTTTACTAGTTGGCATTAGTTAGTTACTCCAGGCTCAACATCTACGATACGAGAGAATGAACGTGCAGCGTCATGTTTGACAACATCGTTTCTGAATGGTGTAATCGCGCTTTGGTTCGCAGGAGTCGCAGACAGTTTCAAGAATGAATCCGAACCGTTGATAGTATCAACTTGCAGGCCAACAATTCTTACTGTATCACCACTGTAATCACCAACATTATCTACAAGAACTTCTGAGTCATCGTTGTTAAATACTTCCAGTTTTTTAGAACCTAGTTTGTTTCTAATGATACAGTTCTTGTTTTTGAAACGGAAAGATGTTGATGTAACAATATAGTTTTCATCATCTGGGTCTGCAATCGCAGCTGCATATCTAAGAGTATGATTCTGAACCGCAGTCAGTGTTGGAGTAAATCTACGTTGCATACGAATATTCGCACGGGACGAAAGAATCGCCACATTGTTGTCATCAATATCTGATAACATATTAGAACGTCTGAATGATTGTCCGAACTTACCAGTTTTATTCGTAAAGTATGTATCAATCACATCACTGACATTATCTGCGATTGTGTTTCTTGAGAGTGTTGTCAAGTTCTGATTGAACTGGAAGAACACGTCTGTTTCAATAAATGTTTCAACTGGGTCATCAAACTTGATTGAGAATGATGCAACCGATAGTTGTTTTGCAAGGTCAATGATTGACTGTTTGGTTGTTGCGATAGTGTCTGTTCCGACATCATCATTGAAGAGAATAGAGAGGAACACAGTTCCGTATTCTGGTTCAAGTGCGTCTTCGCCACCAAATGCTTGAATATCACTAATAAGAGTTGAGAAGTTCTTCAGAACAAGTGCAGAGTAATCTACAGCGGTAACCATTCTGTTTTGAGATGCATACTGGAATGGTGCGTTCTTTCTGATTGACTCTTCGGTTTCTTTGTCGCCACCACCAATCGCATTGGTTTGTGTGGTGACAGTTACATCATAACCTGTTCCTGATACAGTAACCTGACTCTGTGGTTCGAATACCTTTGCAGTATCGGCAGCCGCACCATTCACTGACAGATAGTCGATAGTAACTTTACTGCCTTCTTTTGGTGCTTGACCCAGAGTTACACCATTACCAAACGAGAGTTCGAAGTAACCATTTGGTGCTTCTTTCAGAATAAATAATGTTGACTGCGCGTTGATTGTGTTTGCATTTTGAAGGTTTGTATACACCGTGGATGTAGAAGATGAAGGAGTTTCAAATACACGAACAATTGCAGTCTCAATATCAAGATTTTCATCGGGGATGATATACACAGCATTCTCTGATGCGATTCTTGCAAGGAAGGTCTTAACTCTTGCAGTTCCTTCAAAGATGTCAATCTTGTCTGAACCTGTTGCAGTCTTGAAGTTATATACACCCTGACCATCATCAGTCGCAGTAATATCTTCTTGTGTCTGGAATACATAGTCAGTTTCGTCAACGGTTGAGTTGAACTTATATCCCGAAGGAATCTGAATCTTGTTTGGACGACCACTAACGCCACTAAGATTCATTGACAGTTTGACAACAGCCTTAGATGATGTCTTGGAGTCTGGAACGTAACCGATACCTTCTGAGAGAGAAACAAGTGAACTACGAAGTTGTGCAGTTCCAAGATAAGATTCATTCAACGCGAAGTTCGCAATCAACCCATTAAAGTGTGAGTTGTGTGCAAGAACATCGAGAATATTCGAGAGACCTGATGCTTCGAAGTTATAATCTGCGAACTCGTCTTGTGCAGCAAGATATTCTTTCAGATTATTCTTAATCGCATCAAAGTCTAATGCTGTGGATTTTATTGTTGTTGCCATCTTATCTCAACCTTGATAATGATGTTGTGAACTCTGTTTCTTCCTCTGTGTTCACAACCTTGAATCTTAGTGTTACATTCAGACTATTGTTGTCTGGTTGGAGCGTTACTTGCAAATCGAGAACTTCTGCTCTTGGTTCGAATGCTTCGATAGAGTCGATAATATTCTCACGAATAATAACCGAACTATTGTTATCAGCCAACTCAAATAACTGTCCCCTCACATCCCCACCGAAGAAAGGATTGAAGGGTTTCTCAAGAAGATTAGTCAAAACTAAAGTCTTGATTGCCTGTTTAACCGCAGCTGCATCAGTCTTCTTAAAGATTTCACCACTGGTTGGTTTCTTCGCAAAAGTCAGGTCAATATCCTTATACTCACGCACACGACTTGAACTCACCGATGCGGTGTTAAGATTGGTATCTTCCTGTGCAAATGCTCTTCTTGTTGCCATGATACTATTTATAAGACTTTTTAGTCAGTTTCTCTGATTTCGACAAGTTCATTTGAACTCATTAGGTTATTGTTGAAATACGTTTCGACTTTCTTTGAAAACGAGATGTCGAAGGTAGATGGCACTGTCGGAAACTCCAGACCAATCTGTCCTGTCAGACTCCCGTCAGGATTATATGAGTCATAATCCAGATAGATTGCACCGAAGTTGATATAATCTTTCCAGTATTCTGCAACATCAAAGGTTTTCTCAAAGTCAATCTTACCATTCTGACCTACGACTTGATAGTAAACCAAACGACCATCTGACTTCTTCTTCATCGTTTCATTACTCTCATCTGGAGTCTGAAGGTCATAGATGCCTTCTGATACAACCAAACGAATGTCATTGAAGTGAGAGGTGTTACCGATGATTGTTCTCATGGCTTCGGCGTGCATATACAGATTTCGTGCAATCTGTTTACGTTCCGATTCAGTTGCAACATGATTGAACGGTGTTCGGTCACCATATGCACCAAGGAACTTTGCCATCGTAATGCCTGGCGCGAGTTTAGTCGCAGAGGTAATCTCTGACTGTAACTCTGGATTGTATACTGGGTCAACTAGAATAATCATGGTGTAAATCTCTTACCTCTGTTCTCAAGTGCATTACCAAGTGGTTCGAAACCGAATCTGGATGAAGGTGTCTTCTTAGAAGTTCTGCCAATCTTCGGTGGGACTTTACTCTTATATCTTGGATTCAGTCTACCTTCTGATACAAGGACACCACCAATGGAGTTTATGTTTGCACTGTTTCTAAATGCAGAACGAATCTCTTGGGTCGTAGGAGTCTTTGCGAATACATCTTTATAGTTATCGGTCAAAAGAATCTTGAGTTTCAACTGGTCTTCTGCATCGACCACAACTGTGCGAACTGCATAGTCACCACTCGTTCCGTGGTTCACAACTGTATCTGAGGTGATTGCGTCAAGTGAACTGGTGATTGATTCTTGAGTCAGTGATGTCTCTGTTGCAGTAGAACCATCGAGACTTCCCGATGTTGCAGCCTCTCCATAAGATTGTGAGTTTGCGAGGTCAGCTTCTTCCGCAAACTTTGCAACATCAGCATTGACAGAACGAATCGCTTCGGTTGCAACACCTTTGAACGTTCCATAGAAGATTGCACCCGATGCAGCTTCGGTTGCACCTTTATAACCCATATACGCTTTCGCGGTCACCTCTACATTCTCACCACCGATGACACCCTTCTGACCCCAAACGGAGATATTATTAATACCAGTGATGTTTGATACTTTCGATGTGACCGCAAATGACTCTTTACCAGATGTAAAGATGTTCGCTTCGGATTGAACTTCGATGTTACCCTCAACAGTATTTTGTTGATTACCCTTGACAATCTGGTTGTTATCTGACAACATGATATCGGTGTGTGTTCCGATTGTTTTGGTTGTCTTAGAACCTTTGGTTGTATACTGAGAGTTCTCTGTTACAATCGTTCTGTGATTCTGTTCGATGTTCTCAACGTGGTTACCCGCAACGTTGACATTATAGTTACCACCCACATCCACATTATAGTCACCCGATACTTTGAGATTCAGATTACCATTATATACAAGATTACCGTTACCCTCAATGATAACAGTTTGGTCACCACCTGTGACTTCAACCTTGTTGTTCAATGCAGAAATAACAACCGAACCATCGGCTCGCATCTCAACACCCGCACCCTTGCGATGACGAATAAGAACACGTTCACCGCCTGGCGTATCATCAAGTTCGATGACATGACCACCCATTGTTTCCTGAACTTGGTTACAAGGATATTCGGATGGTCTCTGTGGTGCAATGTTTAATGGAACACCAAAGTCACCCCCACCTGTGTAGAGTGTGTTTACCTTTGTTCCCCGTGCAGCTTTGTTGATTGAGACATCGTAGTGATACTCTCTATTTGGCATTGCACCTGTTGGGTCTTGCATACCATTGTTAGGAACACCCCGACTCTCTTCCTGACCAGAACCAAGTCTTCCTACACGTTCATTAAAGTTATCTTTTTTCGTAGTCATACTATTTCCGAAGGTTTGAGTGGCCCTTTATTTAATGGGTCAGTTGTCTTGTTACTTTTTCTGAATACAGAATCGATATAATCAGGCACATCAAAGTATGGGTCAAGTTCATCGATGTCGATGTCGTTGTGACCAAACACTTGACCGCCTGGGAACTTACGATAGTAAGATGCAAGGAACTTCTCAAGTGTTGTGAACTGTGCGCGATTGAATGAGTGTGCTGACAGATAGGTCAAAGGATTCTCTTGACCCGCCGGAGCTTTGATACCACCAACCATCACAATACCGATTGAGAAATCATCGTGACCATTCACGGATGCATGTTCACCCTTTTGGTTGATTGGTCTACCACGTTGTAGTGTCCCATCTCTACGGATTACATAGTGGAAACCAATACCATCGTGACCCAACTCATTGTGAATATCATGAATCTCTGGTGAACCGATGTTCTTATTAGAATAAGTTTCTGTGGCGTGAATCACAACTTCGGTCACATCTCTCTGAATAGTCGCAAAGTCTGCATCAAGTTCTTCTACCGAAGAAACAAAGGTGAATGCATCTTGGGGAGTTGTCTTACCATTCCATTTGTTCTGTGTAGATGTCAGTGGTTCTGGTTCTGCAAACAGACTTGATGACACAACTACCGACCCACCGATTGTCGTATCAAGTTGCGACAGTTTACTATCAACCGTATTGATTTCGTTTGTCGCATCTGTAATATCTTTTTCTGGAACACCCTGTTCTTGTGCGGCCGTTGTTACCTTGTTAGACAACTCTTTTGGTGAGTCTGCTTTAGTGTTCGCGATAACACCTTTCATTTGAGCTGTGACATTACCAGACTTACCAACAATTGTTTTGACAGCCTTAGTTTTTTCGGTTGGGTCACCAGTTTCATTCTGTTCAAAGATTGTCCTTGACTCTTCTTCGTTCAAAGAAATACCGCCAGGCACAATGTTTCTTAGAAATGCTTTACCAGCACCAGTGATACTTTCCCCAACATTCTGAAGAAAACCACCCATACCATTCTCAAATGGCGTAGAGATTCTATCGAAGATTACTTCAACATCATTCGTAAAGTCTGTAACAACACCTGTTAGGTCAGATAGATTTGTTTTAGACAATGCATCAATTGTCGCAAATGCAGTAAGTGCATTCAGAACTTTGGTTTGTTTTGGAGATAGACCAGATACACCAGTTTCATTAGAAACGTTATCAACTTCTGGCTGACCACTCAATGAAGATACTCCACTGATATTTTTGACCGTATTGTTTCTATCTGTTCCGAACTGAATGTTGGTAGGGATATTCATACCACCAACAGAGGAGTCACTTGACTCATCATTTGCGAATGTGGAAATATCATTTGCGGTTTTCTGTGCCCTTGCGGTTGCAAGGATTTGTGCATTGACTACCGATGAAGGCCCACCAGCACTGACCGCAACAATACCAGACTTCTTTTTGTTACTTAGAAGACCAATCGCTTCTTTTACATTTGGTGGAGAGAAGAATCCCTGAATACCCACATCATCTGTTACTTGTGCAACAGATGTATTATCAATAACTTCGTTTGGAGTAATCGATTCTTTACCAAGACTCTTTACACCACCTAGAGTTTCATCATCTTTTTGACCGACTCTGGTTACAGTCTTTGCATAGATTTCTTCTTCTGTCGTTGTGCCTACCGCATCCGCTTCGACTTCTTGTCTACGGATGGCTGCAAGTCTGACATCTAGGTCACCTTTTCTTAACGTCATATTCTGTCCACCAAGTCTCTTGCGATATCTTCTGCGTTACTTACAAAATTTGCATTTGTCTTCTTCAGATAGTATTTACTAAAGATATTACATGTCCCGTTCTCACCCTCAATACTATCAGACTGCAATAGTCTAACATTCGCGGCATGTTGTGTTCCTCTCAACTCGTATGCAATAAACGCATGTTGGGTAAAGAAGGTTGTGTAATCATTTGAGAATGATTTTAGGTCAATGATTCTATTCCTAGGCCAGTCTCCAAGTCCTTGGTGTTCAGCCGAGAAACCTGTTTCCATATTAGATGCAAACGTTAGACTAGAAACAATACCTATTGATTGTTTGATTGAGTATCCCAGATTGAGGAAGAACTGAACCGATACTTTCTGTCTTTGATTCTTCAATGAAACAGAGATAGTTCCTGTGTTCTCGTTTTCAATACCAATATCATCAGGTGTTGTTTTATCGATAATCTTCGTAAAGAAGTCTTCGGGATGTTCGTTCAATAGACCTTTCTCTGGTTGACCTACCTGAATCTGTGTTGGAAGTTCGACATGCGGAATCGACCCCAGAATGATTGGAGTCTGTGAGTGAACACCATCCATGAAGAATCCGAACACCAATGCATTTGGTGCAAGTTGTGGCATTCTACCAATACCTGACACACCACCCTCTGTGGTCGGCAATACACACTGCGCCCACGGAAGGTCGTGTTGTGAGATGTCTTTGGTTGACTCTGAGTGAAGACCGTGAATACGAATCTTGAAACGACCCTCATAACCATGCGGGGCCATGTTGTCAACAACAGTCGCAATAAACCATCTGGTATTATCACCATAGTATTCGGAAAGAATAGGGTTCATGCATCTCTCTCCAGTTTACATACATTCATCGATACATCGTGGGTTGTTCCTGAGAAGATATGACGGGTCTCATAAATCAAGAAATCACCTGACTTATTCTTGTCCAACATAGTGTCTGATGTAGACCCTTCACCGATTTCAGTATTGTCATTCACAACTCTAAGATTCACGATGTCACCAACACCAGCTTTCGCAACAATCAGACCAACGCCTGGCACAAGAACATTGAACATGTTCTTATATAGAAGTCCTTTGAGAGTGTTGGTTTCAACCTTCTTTCTGAAACGAGTTTCATCATGTTCGTCATGATAACTCTTATGTCTTTCATAACTACCAGTTGATGAGATTGTGTGGAAGTTCACCGAATTAATCTCATCAAGTTTTCTAGGATTGATTGAACCAATTTTCATATCTTCATCGAAAACATTCTGTTTATCACCGATGATTTGTGACTGTTCTAATTTATCAAGAGTCTTTTTTGCACTGTGGTGTTGACGAAAGATTTGACCTGTATTCAAGTTCGTGTTTGCATATTCAGAACCAACCAACCCCTGTTCAATCAACTTGAGTGTGTTTGACATCTTGGCCGTTTTCATATTCTTAACAATAAAAGATTTTACGGACTCGTCTTGTTGTTCAGCAGTTGCAAGGTTTGCGGGGTTATATGTAAACGGAATCTTTTCGTTGAATGCATCTTGTCTCAACATAACTTCGAGATTACCGAAACGAACATTATTGTCGTGCATTGAACCGTAGATAAAATACGGACAACCATTGATTGTGCTTGCACGTTTAGTCAACCACATAGCTGCATCAATCGGATTCAGATTTGGAATGATACCTTTGATGTTTTGTTGAACTGGACTAATCCCCTGTGAATATGATAGGTCAACGTCCTTTTCCATTTCACTTGCGATTAGTTTGACAATGATATCATCAATCTTACCACGGAATGATTTACTCACTCTTTTAGAACGAGAGTAGAATGCATGTTCATCCATCAATGTTATTGTAAGAACACTTGTGCGACCACTCTCGTTTGCCTTTCGAGATTGTTCTACACCAGTCATAATAAACCCACGTTCCATAACAGGTTCGAGGTCATTAGTTACAGATGCGATAGTAATCTTCAGACGTTCTGTTCCATTAAAGTTAATGAAGTCAAATAGACCTTTATCATCAACGATTACTAGTTGACCCGTGATGTATGGTTTATCGAGAGTTTCAAAAATATTCAATTCAACAATAGAAGTCCTAACATCATATTCCGCCGAAAGAAATCTATCCGCAGATATAACGGCTTCAGTAATCTTATACTGTTGAGATTGAGATGTGTTCGATGCCATTACGATTCCTGTTGATGGAACTTGAAGAATTCGCCCGCAACACTTGCGATAATATCTTCTTTCAAGACGATGATTTCTTTCAATTCATCGTTTCTTCTTTCAAGTCTGTTCCTGTATGTGATTGGAGTCAGTGATGCGCCTGGGTTACCAAAGTCAAACAGAGTCACATCCTGAGTCACTCCATCCGCATCTTCGTAGTGGTGAACTGCATTGTATTGTTCACTTTCTGCAATTGCGGTCAACTGTTGAATCGCACCATCCGCATCGGTGTAACTGATAAGTTCACTACTTTGGAATGCATCTCCACCTGTATTGATAACAACCTGACCCAGTTCTGGAATCTTGGTAACAACTGTTCCTGTAGTATCACTACTGATACCACGAACACTTTGACCGTTTGGAAAGATACCTGTCAGACTTGTGTTGGTTGTTACAGTTCTGTATGGATACTTCTCTTTCGATACACTCAAAATATCATATGAAGGAATAGGCCAACCAGAGAGACGCACATGGTCATTGAGAAGATAGAATGTCCAGTAGTAATCTGTTGTTCCATAGAGTTTGTATGAGAGTGTGTCTGGTCTATCGCCCGCTTGAATTGTATACTTGTTATAAAAAGAAACATTCTCTTTTACTTGGTCAATGATATCAACATATGCTGTTAGGTTATTGAACAACACTGGATTCTCATTGTCACCGAAATTATATGCGACAATATCAAAATTCTTAAAATAGTTACTCATTAGAACCCACCTTCTGCGATATCTTTTTTGTCAAGAGTTCTTGATTCTGTGAATGACAATGACAAATCAATTTCGCTAAAGTTACCATCTTCGTGCATCGCCATCGTGGTTGGGTTATACGATGTGCTTACATCGCGCAGATAACACGGAAGAATTTTATTTGCAATCCTTTGACCATCGTATTCAATCTCAATCTGAAATCTGTTTGGAAATTTATAACCAATCGAAATTTCTGTTCCCGCAACATTTGCAGGGATACTTTCTGGATACAATTCCTCACGGAACATCTGAATAATTTGTTTTACCTCTTCTGCCTCTTTACGCGACTTTGGAACAAACTTAAAGGTAAAGGCAAATTCGCGGAGATTAACATTCTTAAACAACGCACGACTGTTCGGATTTGAGGTGACTCTACCACCAACTCTCGCAAGAGTTGCAGCACCTTGGTTTTTCTGTGACAAACTTAGAAGTGCGAGTTTTGCTTCATTAGTCCCGCCCGAACCACTAAGAAGTTGTGCAGCAGCTACACCTGATGCAATATTACCTGACAGAAGGTCTGCATTCTCATACCCAACATTATCACGAAACTGAAGACCAACTGGGAGATATAGACTTACCTCCTTTACTGGTCTGCCAGGCGTTTTAGGTTTGAAAGCTTCGTTAATAGTTCCGTTAAACTGTTGCATAATGGATTTCTTTTGTTCTCCATTGGTCGCGTTATTACCACCAGCATTGGTAATCGTCTCTAAAGCCCCCTTACCAACATCTTTTGTTTCGGAAACAATCTTACTCAAATCCGCTTGGGGTTCTTCTATGATTCCGAACCTAATACGACCTTTGTAGTCACCTGAGTTTTCGATAGGATACTGAAGTTTACCCTTACGGTCACTTTGTTCTTTTGATGGTAATGCCATTTGTGAATCCACTAAATAAAAATAATTCTTTTCTATTTATAAGGTTTCATGGCATATTCTGGACGATATAAACCGAAAAATCCAAAGAAGTATAAGGGTGACTATACAAACGTCATCTATCGGTCTCTTTGGGAGAAACATGCATTCAAGTGGTGTGATACTAACGCGAATGTAGTTGAGTGGTCGAGCGAAGAAGTAGTCATCCCATATCTATATGAGGTTGACCGCAAGTATCATCGTTACTTCATGGACTTGAAAATTAAGATGAAGGACGGTAAAGTCTTTCTGGTTGAGATAAAACCAGACGCACAGACACGTCCACCTGAAGGACAACGCAGGACAAAACGATATATCTCTGAAAGTCTAACCTATGTCAAGAACATGAATAAGTGGAAGGCAGCCAACGAGTATGCGAAAGACCGTGGTTGGCACTTTGTTATATGGACGGAGAAGACCGAACCACTCAAATCAATGATACCAAAATCAACAAAACCTCTAAAACCATACTCAAAACGTTATAAATAGACGTATGAGTAACTTATTTCAAAGACTGGAACTACAAGCGTTCCGTGCTGGTATTACACCACGCACCAAGGAATCGCGTGAGTGGTTTCGCAAAAAGGCAGCGAACCTTCGTTCTATCAACCGTGAAGCGTTGATGAAGGAGAAGGAACTGAGTCGTGGTAAAAAACAAATCATCGGTTCGATGCAGATGTTTTTCTATGACCCAAAGGGTAAAGAGGAACTGCCATACTATGATGCATTCCCTCTTGTGATTGTGGTCGGGCCTGCGGAAGGTGGGTTCTATGGATTGAACCTTCACTATCTGCCACCACTTCTTCGTGCGAAGTTCCTTGATTCCCTGTTGGACATTCAATCCAGTAAGACAAGTGATGATGCGAAGTTCAACATCACCTACAAGAGATTGCAGTCTGCAAGTAAGTTCAAGTATTTCAAACCATGTTTCAAACACTATCTGAATGACCATGTAAGAAGTCAGTTCGCAGAAGTTCAAGCACCAGAATGGGAAATCGCAACCTTCCTACCAACCGCAGACTTCCGTAAGAGAAACTCTTCCAAAGTGTTCTCAGATTCAAGACGGATGATAGGATAATGGTATTTCGCGTAGACGACTTTAGAGCGCAAGTAAGTAGAGGTGGTGGATTTGCATCACAGAACCTTTTTCGTGTTCAACTACCTCGTATCGATGGCGCACCTCTGGGTGGTAATGACCCAAGAGAACTGGATATGTTGTGTCGTGCGACTGCATTGCCAGGCAGACAAGTTGCATCGGTAGAACATACTGTAGGAACAACTGTAACCAAGATTGCAAACGGATATGCGGTTGCAGACCTGAACATGACATTCTATTGTATGAACGACTATGGTGTCCGTAGATATTTCGAAACATGGCAGAATCTCGCACATAACAGTGAGACAAAAGAGATTGGTTACTATATGGATTATACCAAACCTGTAGTCATCCAACAATTGAAAAAAGGTGTATCATTCCCAATCAAGAAACGTGAGATTTTTGATGCGGGTAAAATTCCTAGTGGGATTCGTAACCGTCTTCCTCGTATTGGCCCTCTCGACCTTGCACAGGGTGAGATTGATTTGAACGGTATCTTTGGTGACCAGATTGCATACTCATGTGTTCTGGAACAAGCATACCCAACAACCTTGAATGAAATCGCACTAAATAACGACACACAAGATGTTATGGAAGTGTCAGTTCAATTGTCATACAAAGACTGGCGCACCAAACAAGGGGACATCACCAGTGGTCTGGTTGAAGGACTAACAGGTGAATTGATTAGAAGAGTATTGGATTAATGGAGTAAATTATGGCATTACCTAAGTTAAATGATGCACCGAAGTATGAATTGGAAATTCCTTCCACAGGAAATGTAGTATCATACCGACCGTATCTTGTCAAGGAAGAAAAAGTTCTTCTTATGGCATTTGAGTCACAAGACCAAAAACAAGCAATGAGAGCAATGGTAGATACAGTTGTTGCCTGTGTGTATGAGGATATAAATCCAAAATTACTGACAACCTTTGATGTTGAATATATGTTCTTACAAATTCGTTCTAAATCTGTCGGCGAAACATCGAAGATTGGTGTGAATTGTTCTGAGTGTGAACATCAGAATGAAGTGATTATACCTGTCGGTGATATTAAAATTCCTAAATCGGAAATGAGTAAAGTAATCGAACTTACCTCAGATATTTCTATCGAGATGACATATCCAAAATTTAGTGAAGTTGTTGATGGATATGAAGAGGGTAAACAGGAAAGTAGCTTTGCCTTTGAACTAATAGAGAAAAGTATCGATGCAATTATCACTCCTGATGAAAGAATTAGCACCAAAGAGGTAAAACCAGTTGAAGTAAAAGAATTTGTTGAGTCCATGACAACCACACAGTTGTCTATGGTATCAGATTTTGTAGAACAAATGCCTACACTGAAACATGATATTGAATTCAAGTGTTCAAATTGTAGTTCAGATAACAAACAAGAACTGAGAGGGGTCGCTGATTTTTTCTGATAAGCCTCTCTCATGAGAGTTTAGTGAATCATTATAATACAAACTTTTCTATGATGCAACACTTTAACTACTCATTGACGGAACTGGATATGATGATGCCGTGGGAGAGGGAAATATATGTCAGTATGTTATTGCAACACCTAGAAGAAGAAAAAGAAAGAGCAAAACAAAATGGCTGAGATGAACGCCGTCACTGAACAACTAAGACAGAACAGTGAACAACAACAAGAAGACGCAAAAGAGAATCGCGAAGTTCTTGGTAAAATTGTTGGCAAATTTTCTGAGATGTTCAAACGCGAAGACCGTAATAAACTTGATGCACTTGAAGCCCAAAGGGATAAAGATAAAAGGGCAAAAGAAACACTTGCGCCATTAGCAAAGGTGAAAGCCAACGATATATTATCTCCAAGTGGAATACTTGGTGTTGTTGGTGCGGGTGCAGTTGGCGCTATTCTTGGTCTCGCATCAGCCTACGCAAACTTCTACAAAGGTTTATTTCAAAGAATCGCTGGTGGTGATACGGGTGGTAAGAAGGGACTATTTGGTCGTATAAGAACGCAGATTCTCGCACCATTCAAAAATTTCATGCTTGGGTTCACCAAGATTGGAACTCAAATAAATGCTGGTGTAAAAGGTCTTCAAGAACTCAAAGTTTCAGACTTCACTACTGCGATGGGTAAACTAGGTGCAAGACTAAGATTGTCGCTCGCTGGTGGTATTCTCAAACCATTTGCTGAATTGGTTCGAGGAATAACCGCACCGTTCACGTTTTTGAGAGAAAATCTAAAATCTTTCAGTGGTGATAAAAATCCTGTCTTAAAGGCCATCTCTAATTTTCTCGGAACATTCGGCCGTTTCCTTGGTTTCTTTGTTGGATTAATTGGTAGAGTATTCAGTGCGCCATTTGTTTTCGCATTTAATTTCATTAAAGAGTTGATTAATGGTGAGGGTGATATCGGACAAAGAATTATTAATGGTCTTTTAGGAGGCGTTCGAGGTGTCATCAACTTCTTTATCTTTGACTTCGTT